GGTTTACTTTTACCACCGGGATATCTAAAAATACTTTTCATATTCTATAAATAAATAACTAAGGACAAAATTTATGAAACCAATTGGGCCAAATTCAAACAGCTATGACAAAACACTTAATGATTTCAAAGAGAAGTCTCCATTGTTTCGTTCTGAGAACATAGATCCTGCTCCGGGTTTTACACAACAACCTCCAGATAATCAAAACAACATAGGGCTTGGAGTGCCATCTGATTGGACAACAGATGTCTTTACACAAAAAATAGGACTTGGATCGCAAAATAATTGTGATCCTTTTCAATCTGGCAGCATAGTAAACGACCTAGAAACACCAAATAGAAATACAATTTACAGATACAGCAAATCCGTAAGGGCTTGTGACGAAGCTGTTATGGATCTTTTTCGTAATTTGGTTGTTATTGATGAAGACGGAAAAGCTCATCCTGTGCCTATTATTTGGGGTACACAAGAAAGAGCGGTTGCGGCAGTTGTTCAAGAAAATGTTAGAAAAGATGAAACATTAGTTGTTGATAGAATTCGTCTTCCTATGTTAGCAATCAGTAGCACTGGCTTTGGCATGAATATGTCAAGATACACATATCATCATGCGATAAATTTTTTAACTGATCATAGTGGAAAGCCACAGTTTACTACCAATGAAAAGTATGAAAAAGATACTGTTTTTGGAGTTACCAGAGGTATACCGTTGGACATTGATTATACAATGTATGCATGGACATTGCAGCTTGAAGATATGAATCAAATATTAGAACAAATTATAACTAAATTTAGCCCGATTGCATACATAAAAGTGCGGGGCGTTTTGTGGGAAGTTGCCGTCAAGTTGGAATCAATCGGCAACAATTTACAAACCGAACCGGGAGATGCGGCTCTTAGAGTAATTAAGTTTCAGTTTATGATCAAGGCCGAAACCTATGTTGCTCAGCCAATTCGAAGAGAAAAAGCTGTGCTTAAGACTCGAGTGGATGTAGTAAATTCATTGGACCCTGAGCAAATTAGTGAAATTATGAACAGACTAGAAGAGGCAGTAGAGGAATTAAAATGATAGAAATAAGAAATTTAAAAAAGCATCCTGTACAGCTAATAATCAGGTCTAGATTGACACCAAAAAGCTTTACAGTTTTGAATATTCCGGGCATAGGTAATGGAAAAAATATTTTTAATTTAGAAGAAGAGAGATCAACTGAATATATAGATAGAGCACAAAAGGCTGGTCTTATATCAACCAGATATTTAGTAAACAGCTACGGTAGAGGAGAAAAACATGGCAATACTTAAGGGTTTCCCACCCAGCAATACAATTAGTCCTTCGATCCGCATTACTGAGAAGGATTTAAGCTTTATAAGCAGCACACCAAGCTTGAATCGTATCGGTATTGTTGGGTTTGCTTCTAAAGGACCAATTAATACACCGACTACTATTTCAACATTAAGTCAACTTACCACAGTATTTGGAAATCCTCATCCTGATACAGGTGATCCTTACCTAATTTATGCCGCACAACTCGCATTGCAAGTTAGCAATGAAGTTATGATTGTGCGTGTTGCCGAAACCAATCTTGTAAATCCAGCTTACGCTCAAACTGCCGAAGTAGATGTTTTGCCATCTGGCTCTGAAATTGATGTTTATTCAGCTACTGCAGGCTCTTTCGATTTTGGTCAAGATGTTTTCTTCCGATGGAAAACAAATGGTGTTTTGGCGAGCAAAACCTTAGTTATTTTGGATGCTAATGCTCCTTTTACCGTTGCAAGCCTTGTTGAAGAACTAAATGCACAACTTGTTCCTTCCATCGATGGCATCGAGTTTTATGAAAATGATCCTGATGGCACTCCTACACTTGGAATTCGCACCACATGGGCTTATGGTCCAAGCGCAACCCTAGAGTTCGTTAGTGTTCAAGATATGATGGTAGGCGGGGCAAGCAATCTTGTTGGCCTTGGCGACCTTATGGAAGTTGCTGAAATAGTTGGCACCACTACCCACTATCCTGTGGATGCTTCTCACACAACTGCTAATGTTTGGGATTTCAGTGGTCTATCATCCCTAACCTTACAAGTTGTTGTTGATGGTACCGACAATGTCAACATTGATAATATTGTTCAGACTGTTGATCTGGATTCTCTTTTAACAGGTGGTCCATACACTACTGCTCAAGTTGTATCTGCAATAAACAGTTACATCACACTAGATCTTAGTGGTGGTTTTGAAGCATACACTAGCGGTGGTTATAACATCAAGCTTCGCACGCTTACTGTTGGTCGTGATGCAAAAATAAGTGTTAAAGTTGCTAGCACTGGAGATGCAATTCTCGGTCTAGATAATCTTCTTCATTCTGGTGTTTCACCAACTGCTGCTTGGAACGAAGTTGGCGCTGAAACCGCTGGTATTATCACAGGTACTGCTTATGTTGGCACAACTCCTACATTTACAGTGACTGCCGATTCTCCCGGCATAGATGGCAATGACACACAAATCGTTATTACAAACGAAGACGGTGGTACATTCAACATTCAGGTTTTCGTTGGTGGAGATCCCGTAGAAGCATGGGGTAACCTTACTAAAGATGAAAGTTCCACTTTGTATGTTGGAACCTATCTCGACTTGGTAAGCGATTACATCCGAATTACTGATAACACAGCAGTATCTGCACCTCCTGCCAATACTGGTGGAACAGGACTTGTTCTGACTGGTGGTAGCGATGGTATTCCAACAGACCCAGATGATCAAGACAATCTCCTAATTGGAAATGCAGCAGCCTTTACCGGTCTCTATGCTTTTTCTGAGCCAGAGCAAATTGATATCGATCTACTTGCAGTTCCCGGTCACTCATCAACATCCGTTGTGTTTGCTCTGCTCAATGTCTGCCAAAATTATCGACAAGACTGCTTGGCAATTGTTGATCCTCCTTTTGGTCTTACGCCAAGAGAAATTGTTGACTGGCAAAACGGTGTTCATCCCCTAAACACCACACAATTTGACTCCGACTTCGGTGCTCTGTACTGGCCTTGGGTCAAGATTCGTGACACATTCAACAATCTGGATGTATGGGTTCCACCTAGCGGTGCTGTTCTTGCAACTATTGCAAGATCTGACAATCTTTCGTTCCCATGGTTTGCTCCTGCTGGTCTAAACCGTGGTGTGGTTCCCGGTATTACTGATGTCTATGCACAGCCAACTCTAGAAGAGAAGGACATGATGTATGGCAACCGTAATGCCATCAATCCAATCGTGACTTATCCTGATATCGCAGGATTCGTTATCTGGGGTCAGAAGACACTACAAAGAAGACCAACTGCTCTAGATAGAGTTAATGTCCGCAGGCTTATGTTCTATCTCGAAAAGAATATCAGAGCTCAGTCTAGGGCCTTGCTGTTCGAACCACACACTGCTGCTCTCAGGTCTAGATTCGTTGACCTAGCAAATGGTGTGCTACAAAATGTTAAAACAAATCAGGGTGTTTATGACTATGTCATCCAGTGTGATGAAGAGTTGAATCCACCTGATGTTATCGACAGAAATGAAATGAGAGCCAGAATTGGTGTGCAGCCAGTCAAAGCTGCCGAATTCATTTACATTGAATTCTCCTTGCACCGTACTGGTTCGTTTACTGAAAATACAGAGGTTGTTGCTTAATTTAATAGGAGACTAATATGGCCTATAATATGGGTATTGGCAAGATTGCCGAAAGAAATGTTACATTCAAGAGGAAGTTTAGGTGGGTTTTTAGGGTCGAGAATATCAATGGTAATCCCGGCCAGTTTATTCCTGAGCACTATGTGAAAAGTACAGGCAGACCGAATGTTGATTTCGGTGAAACCAAAGTGTCTTTCCTTCATGGTGAAATGGCTATGCCCAACAGAGCTACTTTTCAGGACATAACACTTGTTTATCATGATATTGTTGATAACGACGATAGCATGTTACAATTGTACAATTGGATTGGAGGTGTATACGACTTCCTTTCACCAACAGGTACAGCAGTCAATCCTCGTATGTCATCTAATGCTACAGGCCCCGGCGGTTATACTGCTACTGGAAAGCTTGGCATGCTAGATGGTTGCGGCAATGGTTTGGAGCAATTCACTCTGTTTATGTGTTGGCCAAAATCTGTAAATTTCGGAGAACTTTCTTACGAAACTATGGAGGCATCTGATGTATCCCTTGGATTGAAGTATCAGTTTGCGAAGCGTGTAAACCTAGCTGGCAACCAGCCTACTTTCACTTGTGCTGCTGGTCGCAGTACATCAGGTGGTTCAGGCTTTACTTATAACTTCCCATGGTCTCCCGCAGGCAGCATTGGTGGCGCAACTTGATTTATTTTTAAAAGCAACAAATTTAAAGACGCTGGATATCCAGCGTCTTTTTTTTCCATATTGAAGTGTAAATAATATAAAGGAATATCTTATGGCCAACATGGGCATACAGTGGGCGTTCAATGCTGTATTCAAAAGAAAACACCGATATTTGTTTTATATACCCGGAGTCGTTGATGACGGGATCGGTGCATTGCCACCAGCTTCTGCTGCTAGACCAAATTTTTCATTTGAAGAAATGTCTGTGCCTCATTTAACAGAAACAATATTTTTTCCAAGCCGT